GCTTACCTTTGGTTTTTAAGAGGAACATAGTAGCCAAAGTATCTCCTTTGGATATTCTCTCCATCAACTTATGCTCACCGAAGTCAAGCATAATCTCTTCAGGCTCTATTTCAGCTAGTCGTCTACGGAACTCTTCGTCTGACTTAATCCAACTGCTGTAAGCAGCCCTACTAATCCCAGCAGCTTCACAACTAATCGTGATGTTTCCGAAATTCTCCTTGTAAGCTATGATAAAAGCTTCCTTAGTGATGTCTTTGAATTGAGCATTCATTATTTCTTTGGTTTAGGTTTACATTTATACATATTATATATTTTTATAATGTTATTGGATGAAATCAGAATTTTGAGGGGCACAAGGCATCTACGAAAAGTTTCGCACGAAAAAACATGGTATAGGGTACTACGAAGACTTTCCTACATATTGCATTAATATAACTCATTGATTATCAATATTAACTTTGTCTTATAATTACCATTATGTTAAATACGAAGCAATTCGCACCCTATTTGCATGGTCAAAGATATGTATTTTACTTTATTGATTGTTAAGTGAGTCTTATGCGGAGATTAACAATTACCCAATAATACTTCTATTCAATGAGCATATAACTATATCCCTATATTAATCATATTATAGTATATAATGTATCATATAGGATATAATGTATAATATAGTATATATTGTATCATGTATTAATTACTATATCATATATAAGATATTATATACCGAAACATTACCAAATACCTTAGTGTAATAAGTACACAATAAACAAACAAATAAATATTTTTAATCTTTTTTAATATTTTTTAAGTTTTGTATTGATAAAGTACTTATCTTTAATTATCAATTAACAATTAAACAAAAACAAAATGAACACAAAACACTTGCAACTTGCTACGGCGTGGGTTATTTATCAAGGATTGAAAGTAACTCCAAAGAATTTAAAAAACGCTTCTTTGTTATCTATTGAGCAACTAGAAACAATGTTAAAGCAAAGAGGTATTGTAATTAAATTAATTAACCTTTAATCCTTTATTTTATGCTTTACTTATTCGCAATTCAATTGGCTTTATTTACTTTCTTTATTGGATCTATTGTAAGACTGATCCTTTCTTTATTATTTGATAACTTAAAAACAAAATAACATGAGAAGCATTACATTATTTGAGCTGTTAATTATCGGCTCCTTATTTATCCTTATTTATACCCTAATCAAAACAATTTTACAAAACAATAAAACAAAATAACATGAAAAAAGTATTTAAAATTTATGCCTCCTCTAAATATGGCAAAGAGTTAATTGATGAGGCTCAAACATTAAGCGAAGCTAAATATTTAGTAAACGAATATCGACTCGCATATGGATCAGAATTTTTAATTTATTTTAAATAACTATAAAACACACAAACACATGAAAACAGTATTTAACAATTCAGAGTTAACCCACATTTGGGCAAATCAGCAACAAGCATACGGTAAAGGCTCAAACATGTTTTTTGAGAATGATAGTATTTATTCATATGGCTATCACTTTAAAATAGCTCAATTTGTAGTTAATAAACATGGTCAAAAATGTATTTTTTTAAATGATAGGAGCTATTCAAGCACCACTAATAAACATCAATCTTTAGTATGGAGGGCTATTCCGTCTGAATTTGAATTTTACAGGGTAAAGGAATTTTTCAACGATCCTAATTTTGCAACAATACCACATAGGGAAAATATTGCCAATTATTTAACACAAGCCGAAAACCTAAAAACAAAGATTTTAAAGGCTAAAAAACATAAATTGGGATATGTACAACAGTTAAAAAACACTTTACACACATTAGAACAATATCAACTATTTTTTGATATTTTAGATTTAACCGAATTTACATATGCTAGTTTACAAGGATTGTCCGTTGATGAACGTTTGAAAAACATTTGCGAATGGTTTGGACCTTATCAAGTTTCGGATGAGTTTAAAAAATGGATTACCAAAAAAGAGGAAAACGATAAAAAAGAGGAGTTGAAACGTATTGAGGAGGCAAAAGAAAAGATTGAAAAATTTAGGGATTTTAAGGTTTCCTCTATTTGGAATTTGGGTATAAATCTTTTAAGATACAACAAGGAAACAAACGAAATTGAAACAAGTGGAGGGGTTAAGATGCCAAAAAGTATATTTTTTGAGGCTTATGAACGTTTAAAAAATAATACTTTACAAATCGGTCAACATATCGGATCGTATAGATTTAACGGAAAACATGATGATATTTTGCAAATAGGATGCCATAAAATACCCTTAAAAGAGGTTGAAAGCGTTGTATCTTGTTTTTAGAGGTTAACTGATGAGGCTTGATATTAGCCGAAATAGTCCCTTAATTGGGACTATCTTAACCAACACAAAATAAAATGACACACAAAAGACTCGAAAAGCTTAAATTTGAGCTACAATTCATGTCAAGGGTTGAACTTATTGAACAAATATGGAATTTGTCCTCTGATGAGTTTGAAACCTTTGAGGATCTTTTGCAACTGGCAAAGGAAACTGAATACCAGCTCAAACAAAGATTAAGCCACATTTTAGCATGGTATGAATATTTAGCACAATAAAGGTTAAATAAAGGCTTTATTTTTTTTGTTGGTATCGTTATATCAATTTAAAAAGATAGGCTAAATTTAGGGCTTAAAATAGCTTTAAATAGTATTTTTATATTGTTGTAAGCTTATTACTTTGTCATGCTTCAAAGTTTAAACATTAATGTAACAACATTGGTTGCATATGCAACTATTGAAACAAAATTTCAAATAGGCAAAAACTCCCCAAAAACTCCATGCCAAAAACCTGCTAAAAATCCCCTAAAAATCCCACAGGCAAAAATCTTTTATGATTTCTTTAACAAAAAACCCTATAAAAATCTTAAATAATAACAAAAAACCTTTAACTTCGTTTAAAATTATTAAATAACCACAAAAAACCCATCTATGTCCTTTGAATTAATCACAGCCAAGTACGACTGTCATTGTAGTTTGACTGGCACACTTATCAAGCAAGGTGATGACGTTTATTACAACTACATCACAAAAACTTGCATACATCCTACTTATTACGAGAACGTAATGAGTCAAATCAACACTAGCGGAATGCAATCCTATTTCCAAAGACACCAAAAACTTAACAAAATACAAAAACCCTAATTATGTCAGTAAAAATCGAATTTATCGCAGAAAAAAATCTTATCACCGACAGAGTGGTTTATTTTACCGAAAAAGATGGCTTATATGTTTCTGAGAGCATTTCCGCTAATAAGGAAACCGCTTACGAAAAGTTTTTAAACATAGCTTCTGGAATCGAAAATACACCACAAAAGGAGGTATTAGAAACCATTTATAAACTAGCCTAAAAATTTGAATCGTGCACCCAACCCCATCACATCTAAAACAAAAAGGTCTTAAAGACTATTTTATGATTACTATTGACGCTAATAGAATCAAAAAGGATTTTGTTTATAGGGGAATGTTTATCCATTGGGATAACAAAAAGCCCTTAGACAAGTTCTACTATTGGAGAGCTTCGTATTTTACCTCTATTGAGGCAGCTATGCGATCCATTGACCGACATTATAAACTATTTAAAAAAACCAAAAATGCTGATTAGAGATTACTTCGCTTTGTTAAAATATGGCGACTTAAAGAAAATATGTGAGGCAACTGGATTCAGCCCTTACCTAGTAAAAACTCGTCTTAAAAAACAAGATGAAGAGATGATAGAAATTGTAGAAACCTTTTACCAAAAAAAGATAGAAGAGCTTAAAAATGCCATCTATGAATACCAAGAAAATTAACTATTACGTTATGCCAGGACTTATGAGAGATAAAACATTCAAAACACACGATGCCGTAACACTTGTTTGTGATAGATTAGGCATAACCCATAGAGAGCTAGTTAGCCCATCTAGGAGTCGCAAGTTAGCACAAGCTAGAAACATATGTTACGCTTTAATTAGAGAGCATTCTTTTACCACATTAGTAGAAACAGGGCAATACTTCAAGCGTGACCATACTACCGTTATACATGGCTTAAATATGCACAATAACGATATGAAGTTACTAGACGGATATGCTGAACGCTACGAGTCTATTAAATTCGAACTTAACACAATAACCTCAAACAAAAAAAACACCAATTATGTCAAGTGATTTTTCTAAATGGTCAGAGCAAGAGCAAAGATTGTTTATTGCTAAAGTGATCCACAACATCAACTACTCACAAAGTAGTTTAGAAATGATGCAAAGCATCGTAAACTTTTGGGATGAACACCCCATTAGACAAGCCGTATTTTTTACCACTAACCTAAAAACCCAAAACACCTTACAGTATGGAACTTCAAACTAAACCCAAATTTGATATTGTCAACGCAGAATCCATGCTTGACCTATCTAAAGATTTATCAAGATTAATTAAGGAAAAAGGATTATCCTCCAATATCCAAGGCAAACAATTCGTCAACGTAGAAGGTTGGCAGTTTGCTGGAGCTTCCTTAGGACTGATGCCGATTATCACAGAAACTACGGATATGTCCAAGGAGGATGAAATTAGATACCAAGCCAAGTGCGAAGTGCGTAACATTACCACAGGTCAGCTTATGGCAGTCGGTATCGCTTTATGCTCTAATAAGGAAAAAACCAAGCGTTATTTTGATGAGTATGCTATTTTATCTATGGCACAAACTAGAGCCATTGGTAAAGCCTATAGAAACCTTTTAGCTTGGTTGATGAAAGCTGCTGGATTTGAGGCGACACCTGCTGAAGAAATGGACTTTGTGAAGGATGATACCCCTAAAAAACCTTATGTGGTTGAAGTGGTAGCCGAGGAGATTCCTATTGAAATAGACAGAACTAAATTGATTAAGGATATTACTGCGGTTACTAGGATGAAGGACTTAACCGAAATATTTTTTGCACATAAAGAGTACATCGAAAATGATGAAGCCTTAATGATGCTTATGAAAAGTAAAAAAGATTCACTAACAAGTAAAAAGAAATAAGATGAAAACAGCAGTTGAATTATATCCTAATCATTATGAAGAACGAGATGAGTATCATGTTGGTCCATATGATTATCAACCAATAATTGATTCTTATGGTGAAATATTAATACAGGTTGATGATGAGGATTATCAAGGAGATACAAGAGTTTTATTATATGGCGAACTTGGATATGGTGTGTTAATTTTTGGCTGGGGATCTTGTAGTGGATGCGATTCATTACAAGCTTGTAAATCATATGAAGAAATAGACGAGATTATTAAAGATTTTTATCATGAAATAAAATGGTTTAGGTCATTAGAAACTTGTCAAACATGGGCTAAAAATAGAGATTGGGATTTACAATTTTCGTATCAATCTGATAAAACAAAGGAATTTGTTGAAAAATTAATTAATTATAAAAAACAATAAAATGAACGAATTATCATTACCAAAAATAGAATTGGCTTCCTACGAGCCTAGTAAATTTAACAATAGTGTGATTAAAAGCACTATAGTAGAACACTTCAAAGAAACAGGGGAATCTCCATTAGAAACTTTAGTTAGAATGGATGCTATCTCTCAACTATTTGATGAGGTTAGAGCTGACCTTCGTGATTTAGTAGTTAGCGAACTCGAGAAATATCCTCAAGGAAAAGCTGAGGTATTAGGTAGCGAGGTTTCTAAGATTGAATCAGGAGTGAAATATATCTATGAGCAAGATTACGCTTGGGATAAGCTTAATAAGGAAGTAGAAAGCCTTAAATATGCCCTTAAAGAAAGGGAAAAGATGTTAAGGTCGATTACATCACCTGTGGTTGATCCTGAAACAGGGGAAATGGTACATCCTGCTCCTAGAATATCTACGACTACGTTTAAAATATCATTGAAAAAATGATACACCAATTAAAAAACACCATTGATGTATTAACCCCTTTAGGATATGGAAAAGCCATCGCATGGATTGATTACGGAACTGATACAAACACCATATGGAAAGTGGTGTGTTACAAAACAGGTAGAGTGCGTAATTTTTACGATGACGACATTCTCGTATACCCCAACTCAATGGATGGCGGTGAGATAGATGAGAATTATTTTTCTAAAAGGGATTTTCATGAAACCAATCAATCATTTATTAAAGGACTAAAAAACCATTTTAAACCAACTGAAGATGCCAGGTGAGATTAAAGGATTAGAAAATTCAGTACCCATTAGAATGGTATATACTGATACTAGAGAAGAAGTTATTTTTAAATCAGCAGCATTAGCTAGTCGTAAGACTAAAATATCTGCTCAGGTAATAAGAGAATCACTTAACCCATTAGCTCGTAAAAGATTTATAGTGGAAAACAGAAGGGTGGTTTTTAGGATTGCTAAAGAAGTTTAGTATATTTGTGGCGAGTGTCGGATACTCATTTAGAACTTATTGCCCTTGACATGAACCCCCAATCCGACTGGGGGGAATTGGATAGGGCTTTTTTATTTTATGAATAGAGATTTTAAGGGAGTATGGATTCCAAAAGATGTTTGGTTGGATCATAACCTTACATGGATGGAAAAACTTTTATTAGTAGAGATTGACTCCCTAGATGCAGAAAAAGGTTGCTTTGCTTCCAATGGTTACTTCGGTGAATTTTTTAATTTAAGCAACTCAAGAGTGAGTGAAATGATTA